CGCCTCACGCCTCCGAGCCTGTCAGCCCACCGCTCCGTGAAAAACGAGTAATAGCTGATGGTGCCAAATCTCTTGAATGAAGAATGCAGCCAAGCCCAAGTAATTGACGGAATACCAATGATAGGCAAATACAACCATCCGAGATAAAGCGACTGCCTTGTATGTCCCCACTCGTGCATGTGGCTCATCTCTATGTACGATCCCTTGCTGTAATCCCCGCGGTAACGCCACGGGAGGATGATGAACCGCCCGAGGCTTATGCCGCCTTTCATCCTCTCCGAGTAGAGGATGCGGACATCGCCGTAGGTAACCTCCATACACATGCAGTCCAGACTGTAGACCTGGAAGAGGATGAACCCCAGGAGGTTCTGCGGAAGCTCCCACAGGAGCCTCAGGAAATTGATAATCTCTTTCATAACACGTCAATATATTTGCGTCAAACAATTTTCATATTTTGATAACTCACAAGGCCTTGTACTCACTTGTCGCGTCGAAGCACGGGCACGCCTTCCTGGCGAAGTCCCTGTGGCCTCTTATCTCCGCGTTCGGGTACCTCGCCTTCAGATCCTTCAGGAGCTTCGTGAGAGCCTCCCTCTGCGCAAGCGTCCTCGTGTCCTTGGCCTTGCCGGACTTGTCGAGACCTCCCACGTAGCACACGCCCACGCTGTCCGCGTTGCGCCCCTGGCAGTGAGCCCCGATCTCGTTCTCCGGCCTCCCGGCGTGCACCGTGCCGTCAAGGTAGACGACATAATGGTAGCCGATGGTGCGAAACCCGCGTGCCTTGTGCCACCTCGTTATCTCCTCGTTCGTCACCCACCTGCCCTCCGGTGTGGCGGTGCAGTGCACTATGATGTAGTTAATCTTCCTTGCCATCGACCTTAATCTCCTCTTTGTTTTCGGATTCCTCCGTTTTCTTTATCGTTATCGCCCCCTCGATGTTCGCCCCGGTCTTTGCCTCGACCACGGCCTCGATGACCTTCGCCGCGTCCACCTTGACCCCGGCCTTGTGGCCGAACTTCCAGAAGTACCAGTTCTGGGCGATGGAGATCAGCTCCACGCCGATGACCACGAGCATCATCCCCGTCTCGATGATGGTGTAGCCCGTGGCCACGGCCAACGAGGAGGCCAGCACCGCCCAGCAGAAGTACTCCACCGCCTTTCCTATCGTGCGGCGTATCGCACGGCTTATCCTGATCCGGTCGCCCTTGCGCCGGGCGGCCCTGATGCCGAACACGAGGTCGATCAGGATGACCACGGCGGCTATTACCAGGTATGGCAGCATACGTTGCAGTGATTGCTCAAAAAACAGCAACAGAGTGGCCGATATGCCCGCGCCGACCACCACGCCCCCCGTCGAAGCCTCGTCCGCGAGGATGTGGGCGTTGAAACTGTCCATCATGCTCCACCCCCCGTGTCCGTCAATTCAACATACAGCCCTATCAGATTATAGGGTACCCATAAATTCTGGCAATCTTCTTTTATTTTCATAAACTATTATACTATATCAAGGAACATATCATCACAACTTAAGGTAATAATTATATCACCCTGGAAAGCAGTAGATACACGATTACTTAAATCTAACACAGATGGATTTTGCATCTCAAGCACGACAGACGAATCAAATCCAGGAACGTTTGTTCCAAAATAAGTTCCTGACAAATCAAAGGTAGGCAAATTTAATAAACTTGAGTTACCTGTTTTTATCTCAGAAATTGACACAATACCGATTTGGGTAGCTTCTGTGGCAGCAAAATCAGTAACAAAGGCTAGATTATTTAGTTTGAAAACTGAGAGCGGCATTGGAATGCACCTGTATACATCCATCCTAAGTTTTGGTACTGATCCACCCGCATCTACACCCGTTACATAAGGAAATATAGGTAAGTAACTAGTATTATTATCCCTGTTCATTAACCAAACAAGACCAAACTTCTCACTAGAGAATTGTGATGATACATAGGAGCCCAAAGGTTCATCTGTTTTAATGACTACATGATATCTAGTTTGATATTCTTCAATAATACAATCAGATTCAAGTATAATTGAATCATGAGAAGTAACGACATTTTCAACTTTGGCAAAAAGATTTGCTTGAACTTTTGCAATTTCACATAACAAGAAGTTCTCATTGTTATAAAAGTCTGTATGTTCAGACGTTTCATTATTATAAACAGTATCAGGATTAGTGGATCCGTTTAATATATGAACATATAAGAACTGATTATATTTCCAGTCAACCTGCAACTTGTTGTATAATTCAGCAACATTAGACTCTGGAATATCAATGTATATGTACTGTGAGTCCATTTGTGCAATTGTTCCCAAAGATATCCCGTCCGTTATAGTCAAGCCATTGGTGTTAATACATACTTGTGGATTATGATCCGCTACATCTAACACTTGATCAGCATTTGATATTGCAATCTTCATCGCAACGGTATTCTCAGCCCCTGAAGCATCCTGTGTACAATTGCAAGTGGCAATTACATCTCCAGTAGAAGCTTTAAGAACGAGATCAAAGGTTCTCTCAGCAGTGCCATTAACATCTGGCTGTATGTACATAGGAGTTATGTTACGATCACCTCTACTGAATGGTAAATTTGCAGTTTTAGATGTTCCGTCTTCAGAATAGGTAAAGGTGACATAGGATGGCCCATCAATCGTCCAACCTAAGTTGTCCGGGTTGTTAAGGGTGAACTCCAACCCGGCGGGACTCGATTCTGATTGCCCCAGACTGTCAAAGCGGAATGTAGTAGGAACATCCCAAGAAAGCAGGATCTTGGATTCCTGAGTTACGGTACAAGTAGCATAGACAGTATTCCCATCAGTGCTTACCAATTGTACAGTGCCGGTTCTTGAAGAGCCGGTGTCATTTGCCCTTGCCACCAGGTCGGTGTCGCGGTCTCCGGATCCCTCGGTAATCCCGTCGCTGACAAAGCACCAGTCCGGAAGCGTCAGTCTCCAGCCGGCGCTGTCTTTGTCCGTTATCGTGAAAATCGTTCCGTCGCCACCCGCCTCAAATGCTTGCGTCGCCGGGAGGGACCATGTGGCGGCCCTTGCCACCGCCTGCACTATCGTGAACGATTTCGAATATGTTCCCTTGCCGTCCGTTCTGTCTCCTGTCAGGGTGACCGTGGCCATTTTCGCCGAATTGCCCGTGTTCTCCGCATAGGCGAACCCGATGAGGTAACCGGAGATCGACGGCCCCGCGGTTATGGTCATCCCTCCGGAGGCGGACACCCGAAGGTTGGTGAGTCCTGTCGTGGCGAACGTGTTTGTCACGGTGCCGGCCTTTGCCTCGACCCCTATGCTGTCTTTCCGGAAGCTGATGCTGACTTCAGCCGAAAAATAGGTGACGTTCACTGACTTCTCGGCGTAGACGTTTGGTTTGTCTGTACTTGTCGCCCTGACCTTGACCACGTTCCCCTTTGCGTTACTCTTTACCGTCAGCTTCCCGTTGCCACCGATGGACGCATAGTCCGAACCGCTCACCACACTCCAGGTTATGCTTCGCTGTGTCGTGTTCGACGGTGAACATGTCACCTGGAACGGCGCCGTGTTGCTTACATCGTTCACGGTGGACGGCCCGAGGATGCCAAGTCCTGTGATGTCGATGTCCACTTTGTCAATGACAGTGTTGTTAGGGTTTGCGTAATGCCATTTGAACGTCATGCTGCTGACAGTCCTATCCGTCAGCGATGTCTTGAACTCGTCCACGACAATAGCCCGTTCCGAACCATCCTTCTCGATGATGTACCTCTCCTTGGCCGCAAGAAACTCCAGCCAGTACCCGTTCATCCCGATGCTGTCGATGTGCCCGGAGTTCTGCTCGAATGTCATCGAATAGTCGTTCGTCAGTTCCTGCTCTATCCCGGAATTCACGAACACCTGCGTCTCCGACTCTATCGAGCGGCTGAACTTCCCGGTTGCGTGAATATATTCATACGTCCCGCGCCGCCCCAGGAACTTGTACGTCTTCAGTGGCAGCCGTGTCCTTCTGATCTCGAATGAATATGTCTCTGATTTGCTTCCGGAATATTTAATCCAGATCTTGAACCCCGTTATTTTCGATGTGTCCAGACCCTTGGATGCAGCAGTGGACAACATTGTGCCGGTGGAGATGTCAAGGTCATAGTATTTAGTGGACACATAATAGGTGGGGCTAAGTTTGTAACTGGTAGAAGAGCCTCCGTCAAGATAGTCGAATCTGACATAAGTGGAGACATTACCCGAAGTCCTGTAGAAATAGAGCCGATCTTCCGCTCCTTCATAGGCAGGGGACTTAGTCGGCCTTGTAGTGAATATGGTTGCGGCAAGTGACTTGTACGCGAACTTCCTGCAAGGCAGCACGCTGAAACTGTACGAACAAGAGGACGAGCCTTGTGTGGCCGTGAATGAGCCAGTCACCATCCCTATGCCATTGCCCATCAGCGCTCTGAGGATCTCGCCGGCCGGTAGCCGTACAATTCCGGAGTTAGGAGCCACGTCAAAGCTTAGCACCTCCTGTGATGCAAGGATTCGTGAACCAAACTTAACGGAGATCGTCACCGTGTCATCCGATTCCGTGGTCAGCGTCAGCCAAGAGCTTTCGTCAGCGAATTGTATGCTACCTGTAAATTCCATATCCGTGTTTCAATGGCAGGGTATATCATCCCCAACCCAGGACAAATGTACACCTGGAGACCCCATTCAGAAAGGACATCAGATTTCGATGAATTCCCCACGTGTCGAGACCGCCTCCGACCCCGCCGCCACCGTCACCGAAAGCTTTGCCACAATCCATTTCCTCCCCTTGAAGTACACCGGCCTGTACAGTCTGAAGTTGTGCAGCTCGACAGGCGTGAGGTTCACATCCACCGACACCCTCTGCCTTGTCTTCCCCAACCACTCCGCGAACGCCTTGTGGTACTTGTCCCAAAGCCCCGATGGCGTGATTGAACTTTTGCCTTGAAACTGTTCATCGGAACTTTTGACAGCGGCGAAATAACCGTTGCTGACAAGAGAACCATCGGCGTGGATTATCCCGATATACGCTTTTTTACTTCGGTCTCCCGACACTCCTTCCGGTTCGACAATCGGCATCATTCTGGTGTAGTCCATTGTCTTTTCAGGAATGCACCTCACAGCCATAAAATCAGAAACGTTATCGAACTCATCCGCGTCTTCGTCAGCCGGTGCCTCTTCCGCCTTTGCTCCTTGATAGATGACATCGGAATCATAGAAATCCGTGAAAACGTCCACAACTCTGGTCTTTTTGACTGTCACCCACGTTTCGCCTTGCAGTACATCCTCATAGTAGGTTTCTGTTTTGGTCCCGGTCTTAACTTGGTATCGCCTTCCGGAATAAACATCTTTTGTTTCGTCACAGTATACTACGGTGTACTCGTCCTTGAATTTCGAGAGAAGCCCCGAAACGTAGAATTTCTCTTGGGAGACAATTTCTCCATTGGCTATGTCTTTCTCAAGGTTGTCGAGATTGTAGTCCCCGGATTCGTCCTCTTGGTAACCGAATTTGTACTTTTTCGCGGTCTCGACCTCGCAGGAAAAGTCATCGGAAATCAACTCCTCTAAGTTCATCGGATTGCTCGATGTAAGGATGGCCTCCGCTGACTTCATCACCAGCCTCCCGTTTTCTGAAAAGAAGGATGAGCAGAAAATCTGCCCTACATTTTTAAGTAACTCAGCAAATGTGATGTCTGGAAGGAAGTTGGCTATATCAGTGTAGGAGTTGACTCTTGCGGGACCCCCTCGTCCGGAGTCGCCCCTTGTCGTGGATCCATCCTTATGAAGGTCGTTGAAAAGTATTCCGTGGTATTGGCCTGCAATCGCCAATGGATAGGCATAAGGCGCGTATCCCAGAATTTCAGAGGGGTAATCGACTGGTTGCTTTTTGAGAATTGCAGAGACATAGATTACAGGAATGAAAGTGTCATATGTCAAGTTCCTGTTGCTGTCCTGATAATTGTAGTATTTCAGACCACAAGCCTCTGATGAGTTTGTTTCTGCGTAAGGATGATCAGCAACGTGCTGTTTGTTGACTAATAAAGGAGTTCTGAATATCGTGTTGTCCGTAGGCAGTGAGGTGATGGGGAACCGAAGCAACTCCTGATCCCAGATCTTCCCCTCCAGCCCCACCACCTTCTCCGTGAACGTGTACATCAGATACCCGTCCTCGATCCCATCATACACCAGCGTCCCGCTCACAAACGGCACACCCCCGATCCACACCGAAGCCTCCAGCCTCTTCACGTTCGGCGCCAGGAACATAGCCGGCGTGTACCCGAACACCCTCCTGTTCACCGGACTCGGCGGAAACGAAATCTGCGTGCTGAAAGCCGAAGGAATATGATCCTCCTCCAACATCGGATTCTCCATCTCGATCTGGAACTCGAACCCCTTCGTAAGATCCAGCTCCGTGAAATCCTTAGTCAATATCCTAACCATAACGAACTCATTATGGCACAAAAATAGCCACCCTCAGGTGGCTACAAAAGGACAACGGAAACGGATTCTATTCTTTACCCGTGTACTTCGTGAAATTAACAGGTGGGATAAGAACCGCACCTAAGCCTCCTTTCAATGCCACATTGGCAATGTGTTCTCTTACAAAAGGGAACACAATGGCCGCACCATTGATACGGCCAAAATCCTCATCGCTTTTGATGTCCGATTCACCTTCTTTCTTGAATATTCCCACCATTTTTACCGTAATCCTGAACTGCTCAACCTCGTCACGCTTTTGCGCCACTGTAACATCAACAGTGACGGCTATTCTTGGTTCGGCAGATGCGACTCCAACATTTATATCGAATGAGTTTTGAGCCTTCTTGTCGAATATCACATCGCTAATTCTTTTGAAAGAACTTTCGATTAGGATGATATTTTCAAGGGTAAACCCTGACTTTGGATTGCTGTTGTCCATAATTCTTATGCTGCTTTTGGATAGTTATCATTATTAATTTCAACACGGAATTGCGCACCTGATTGCTGCGAAAAGGAATAAGTCTCACATCCAATAGGCGCTAATGAAATCCAAGTGAAAGGCATTTCGTGGAATTTTGGAGTGATTTCAGATTTTCGCAAAGAGAAGCGATTCTCATCTTTGCACGAGAAGGATGCAAAACCAGCCCCTTCTTTAACAAAGATTGGATTTTTCACTTCGATGTATGATTTATCTGAAATGAAGCAAATGTTTTCAGTAGGGAATTTCTCGATGAATCTGCTAAATAAGTCATCCTCCCATTCAAGGTATAACGCATCGTTACGATAAACATCATCGGGCACGATTTCAATGATATGCATAGAAGACATTTGATCGAACTCGTAGCGTACTCGAATATTCTGAATCTTTTCAAGAAGAAGATTCAGTTCATTGATAATATATTCATTAGAAGTCATATTCAGTATTTTCTCAAAATAGGAAGGATCTCTCTCATCAAATCAAGCGAGTTCGAACTTTTGGATGAATCAAAATTTTCATCTTCATAATCTGCTGACTCGCGAAGTTTCTTTAGTTGGAAAATATCCCTACGCAAAGTACGGCCATCATTAGGATTACTCTTCTTGATGTATTCCAATACGAGGTTCAGCAGATAATTGTGCGAACCTTCTCTGCTTAAACTACACTCTGAGGCGATTTGATCCTTTGTTTTCCCGATAACATAATAACATATATGGCAAATCCTTTGAAAACAAGCATAGTATGCGCAATGTCCAACAGGGAGGAAAGACGAACTGTCGTGCAAAGACTTAGCGAAAGTTTCATTCATCTCGGATTTGCTCTTATACTTGCTGAATGCCATAGAATGATAACTAAAGTATAATTCCTAAATCCCGGATGTAGTCATCAACAGTTATACCATTCTTATTGAACTTTTGAAGTTCTTGGTAATCCTTGTCCTCCTGCTCAAGAGTAGCCTTGTTAAAATATTCCTCTAATTGCTGAATATATGAGCTCATAGCGCCTTCATCAATATGTATCTCATCAATCTGTGCAAAGATAATGATAATATTTTTGTAAATGCAAATGCAATACAAAAAAAATAATTGAACAACTTTCTGGCCAAATAATCAAGACTTTCTGCTGATTTTCACATCGTTCTGTGTCCTTCTTGGCACAAAGACAGCCGCCTCAGGGCGGCTGTCTGGGACGGCGGGATTGTCAGAGTTTCTTCAGCTCCACCGGCGGGCCGACCTCCAGGTAATGATCCATCGAGGCGGTGATCATCTCGAAGATCTCCTTGGAACGCTTACGTATCTCGTCGATGACTTTTTGGCTGCGTGTTACTCTCCAGTACCAGGTACGATTGAAGCGGTCATCGCAGGTCGATACAGGATCCACATCCTTATTCCCGTAAAATGCGGAAATGTCCGTAAATGTCAAATCAAATGATCCATCTCTGAATGACAGAAAGACCGTACCGAACAATGCTCCTTGTTTATTGCCAAATCGCTGGTTGTAGTACCGTGCGCGGTATCCTTTATCCTCGTCTTTGCACACCACACCGCCAAAGCTTAAATTAAGTGACACGCTATGCCAACCGGCGGTATTGCGGTATAACTCATCCCTTGTCATCCCTGGCATCGAATATGTCTTTTTGAAAGTCAGTTTTTCCGGATCAGCCAGCTTCCTTCCGAAGCAAGTCCCGCCGAACCCTATCAGCATTATAGCAACAGCAATGATTAACCTTCTCATACTCGTTCAGAATTAATTGTCAGACAAATTCTTGCAAAAATCACTCCGTAACGGTGTCGTGGCGGAGGATGTCGAACTCCAGCTCCTCGTTCATGATCTTCCTCAGGGCCTCGTCCAACTGGTAGAAGGCGGTGTTCATCGTCCTGATCTCATTGTCGAGCCTTCCGTCCATCAACAGCTCCTTCTTCTCATACATCTGCTTTTCCCACTCCGAGAATCGATCCGCAATTTGGAACAGTTCAATTCTGGTCTCGATGATGAAAGAGTCAGCCCCGATCTTGTGGCTTTCTGCGGCAACAGCCGCGTTGTTTGAATTAGTAGTACGCATAACTAATTGAATATAAAAACCCTCCGCTAAGGTCTGCGTACCACATACCTGCCTTACGGCATAATGCTGTTGCGACTTTCGTCAGCAACGACCATACGGAGGGCAAAATTTCCCTTTAATAATATGTCAGCAATCTTCTACGGAATTATTCGGCCGTAAAGAGAATGCTAAGTATGTAGTACGCACTGGCAAAGATGCGAATCTTTTTCCAAATTCCAAGAATTTTACGGGAATTTTTGCAAAAAATCGCATTATCTGCCATAAGTACCCCGGCGTTTGGCACGATTGTACTTCTCCGTCTGCTCGATGATCCCGTTCTTCCCCAGCATCGACACATCCGCCTTGATAGGCACGGAAAGCCTTTTGTTCAGAAGCTCGATAGCCTCCAGCAACCTCTCATCGGTCGCTGACCTTGCCGAAGCGACATTCCCTCCGGACACCGAGCCGCTTCCGGTCACTGAGCCTGTCGAAGTGTTCGTAAACCCACCGCTTTCCCGACCGATAGCGGCTCCCACCGGATAAACCGCCTCGAAGTTCAGGCTCTTCAACGTTCCAGCCTTCCGAGCCTCCTCCATCGTCGCCACGAACGGCAGCAATGTCGGATTGCTCAGTCCGTCAGCCGGGATCACATATTCACCGCCGTTCTCACCCACAAGCACGGTAGGGGAGGAGACGAAGCCTCTCTTGTCAGGAGAGAGCCGCGCCTTGAAGGCCTTTCCGTCCTGAGCCCGGCGAGTGTTCACGAAGCCGCCCTCCTCCGCACCGATCGGTTGCGCCGCGATCAATGCAGTCTGCGCCGCCCCGAAAGCGGCCACGATCGCGGCAGGAGCCGCACCGGCTGGCCAGCCCCATTGCGCCAAGGTCTTGGTGACCGACAAAGCCGTGTTGATGATGGACTGCACCAGATTGAGCGCTTTCGTCCTCTTTGCTTGTTTGATCTCCATCTCCTCGCGCTTTGCCTCTTCCTCTGCTTCCATCTCCTCGACCCTCGCGTTGTACTGCTCCTGTGACACCAATCCGGCATCATATCTGGATTTCAGATCCTTCTTTTTCTTCTCGTTGTTCTTCTTGTACTCGTTGAATGCCTTGTTTTCCTTGGCGTTGGTAAGCTCGATCGCCTTGCTTGCCAGTTGGAAGCCCTCCTGAGCAAAACCACCAACGGCATTCAGGGCGATTGACAGGCTCTCCGCCTTGTCCTTGCCTGTCTTGAGGTTTGCGAAGAACTCGTTCCACTGATCCTGCGAGACACCAAAAAGGCTACCCTTGCCGGTGCCAGAAAATACCCCTCCGTCGCTCTTGTTCTTTTGGGTTGTAAGTTCGGCGATCTTGGTTTTGGTTTGCTCTAGCTTCAATAAGTATTTGTCAAGTTCATCTTGCTGAAACTTGATTCCGTCTATTCCGCCTTCGTCTTTAATTTTTTCTAACTGTGACATTAATCTAGTCAGATATGCCAAGTCGGATTCAACGAGAGCATAATCTTTCTCCTTTGTGAATTTCGTGACATTCTTGGAGTTAGGGCTTTCTTGAGCAATTTTGCCGGAATACAAGCTCATTATTTCTTGCCTTTCTATATTGTGCTTTGTTTCCAGCTTAGATTGCTCTCTATCGAACGCCTCCTGCTTTATCTTCGGCAGCGCATTCTGGTGCTTCTTCTCGATAGCCTCAAGCACCGCCGCCTGGTTCTCGTACAGAACCTTGGTGTCCTTGAACTTCTTCAACTCGGCGGCGTACCTGGTCTCCTCCGCCGCAAGCGCCGCCTTGGTCTTGTCCGTCTCAGCCGCCGCAATGACAGCCGCACCCTCCTTGGCCAGCTCGCCAGCCTTCTTCTCGTTCTCCTGCTGCCTTTTCAGAGCGTCATCCGAATGCTTCTTGATCTTTTCCTGAAGGTCGCCCTCAATCTTCGACCGCGCCGCCCCGGAGTCCTTCCGCGTCGCCAGCCTCGCCGTCAGCGTAGCCACCTCCAGCTGGTAGAGCCTCTCGTCATATTCCTCCTGCGAAGCGATCTCCTTCTCATTGTACATCCTCGTCAGTTCCGCCCTCGCCTTCAGGTACGCCTCGTCATTGCTCAATAACCAGAGGGATTTGTTTTTTTGCGGATTTTGGAGGCTTGGTGGGTTTGATGGCGGTGTTGATCCCGACGGGGAGGAAGAGGAGGCGGCTCCGCCACCGGACGCATTCAGGTACTGGGCGGCGGCGAGGTCGAATCCTTCGAGGGCGTTCCTCGCTATGTTCAGTTTGTCGCCGCTGTAGTGCCACCAACGACTGAAGCCGCTTTGATTGTCGTAAGTCGCCTGAGCTTGGGACAATCCTTCCTCGTATATTTTGCGGGCTTCTTTGATGTAGGACTTCAAAACCTCCTCATTGCCGTGAAAATCTTCAAGTTTTCTGGCAAAATCCTCGGAAAAATCCTTGTAGAAACTCTGTTTTGACCCAGATGACACCAGATCAGAGGTTACCTCGATCAGTTTCGTCAGCCAGTCAATCACCTCTTTGATCGGACCTGTCGAATCCTTGAACGAGAGGATCAGCCCCTCCCATGCGGACTGGAGCAGCTTGACGGAACCCTCGACCGTGTTGACCCTTTCCTCGGCTGTATTCTTCAGCACGCCGTTGACATCCTCAAGCGAATCCCTCAGCGCCAAGGCAGCGTCCGCTCCGTCAAGGAACGTGTTGAAGGCGGAGACAGACCTTTTGTCGGTCAGTTCCAACGTGGTGTTAAGGTCAACTCCCTGCGCCTTCAGCTGTCTCAGCCCGGACATCAGTTCAGGGAATGTGCTTACAGGCTTGCCTAAGGCCACCGCCAGCTTGCCGCTTGAGTCCGCGAGGTTAAGCAGGATGTTCCTTGTGGCAGTGGCCGCGGAAGAAGCGTCAAACCCAGCGTTGGCCAGTGTGCCGAGCAGGGCGACCGTGTCCCTGAGCGAGAAACCGAATGTCTTCGCCACCGGTCCGACCGTGGCCATCGCTGTCTGGTAGTAGGAGAAGCTCAGCGCGCTGTTGTTGGCTCCCTGCACCAGCACCCCGAGGGTGTCGGCGGTGTCTTTGGCGTCAAGCCCGAACATCCTCAGTGTCGCTCCCGCCATCGCCGCCGCTTCCGGGAGGGTGGTCCCGATGGCCGTGGCGAAGTGCAGGACGGACTCCTGCATCTGCATGATCGCACCCTCCTTGAAACCCAGCTTCGCGAGTTCTGTCTGGAGCAGCGTGACCTGCGAGGCGGTATATTCAGTGGTCCGTCCAAGCTCCATCGCTGAATATGTCAGGGCTTCGATGTCTTTGACGTTCTTGCCGATGATGGTGGAGAGGTTCGCGTTGGCCTGCTCGAAGTCCATTATCTTCTGGAACGCCTTTGCCACGCCTCTGATCGCTCCGGCAATCGCGGCGAACGCCGCCAAAGCGCCGGCCTTGACGCTCGACAACTTCTCCAGCGCGCTCTTGGTCTGCCCAGCCTGCGAGTTCAGCTCTTTCAGCCTCGCCTTGGTCTTCTGGACCTCCGCACTGAGCTTCTTCCAGTTTTCCGTCCCCGGAACAGCCTTGCTAAGAGCTGTCTGAGTCAATTTCAGATGGTTCCGGAGTTCCGCCAAAGTCTTGTTTTCAAGGGATATGGCACTTTGGAGCTTGTTGTATTTGTCCCGACATTCCGTCAAGGTCTTCTCCTGATCCTTCAAGGTTTTCGTCAGGTTCTGATATTCTTGAGACCCCGTCTTCCCGGCCTTCTCCAGATTTTTGAGCTCCGTTCGTGTCTTTTTGGTGGAGCTCTGCAAATCCTTCATCTGCCTTTCCAATTCCAGCATCTCCTTCTTCCCGCCGTCCCCGTTGACAATCAGGTTCAGCCGAAGATCCTCATCCGTAATTCTTTTAGCCATATGATAATTGTTTATTGTTTGCCCTGATCCGCCGCCTTTATCCGGGCGATGACATCCTCCGTGAACTCGTACATCAGCCGTTCGGCTATGGAGGCGAAAGCGCCGAAGACATAGCGATTGTGGATCTTGCGGTTGCTCTTTACGGACTTGCCGCCACGCTGGAGACGCTTCATATCCAGAAAACGCTCGTAGGCCACGTGCACGAACGTCAAAGTCCCGGAAGCACCGCTCCCTCCGGTCACCGACACACTCCTGGACGACTCCAGCCGCCCGGAACGCTTCTTGACCCTGGCCTCGATGGCCTTCCCCTGATTCCTCAGAAGCCGCTGACCCTCATCCTGAAGGACCTCGCTCACAAAACGCGCCCTGACATCCATCACTCAAACGCAAGCTCGATGCTGTACCCGCTCCAACCACCGAACACACTCGACTCCGGCACCACATCCACCGAAGCCAGCGACAACCCCGTCATCAGGCGGCAGTTCTGACTCGAAGCTTCCTCCGTGATGTAAGCCAGAATCAAATCCGCAACCTCCAGAAGACGTGAATATTGCTCATTCTCCGATTCCTCCGTCTTGTCCAGCCCAAGCCCCTTCTCCAACACGAAGATCACCGTCCCCAACTCTTCCCGGAACGTGTCCGAATCCCCGCGCTGATGCACCTCCGGACGCGCCACGAGAACCTGCACACCCGAAAGATGAGCCAACTTGGAGGTAGCGTCCGACTGCGCGGTCGTGCAAATCGGATCTATGTGCCCACAACACCAGCAGGAATGGATCTTCAATCCCGCAAGGTACTCAGTGAGCCTTTGAAGCCTTGATAATCTGCTCATTTCTCTTTCTCTCCTTATAGTTATGCCACATAATCGACAGCACCGAGAACAACGGCTCCTCATCCACCCTGTCAATGTTGCCAAGCGTGTTCTCCTTAGCCACCTCGACCAACAGATCATTCCACCCGAAGCTTATCCCCGAACTTTTCTCATCCCCGGCGAACAGCTTCGACAAATCAACCTCCTCCCCGTTAATCTCCAGAACACCCGACTGAAGGTACTTCAAGCAAGCCGCGAACCACATCATCACAAGATTCTTCTGCCACCCCTTCAACCTCGACGCTCTATGAATATGCCCACGTGCATTCCGTTGGTCCACATCCGGCACCATCCGACCTGCCCTGTTGGCCTTCCGGCAACGTCTTCTGTACAGGAAAGCGATGCATTCATCCAGATCCTCCGGCTCGTGGCTCCTGAAAAACCTGTTGATTGCGGCGGATGCGTGCCTGAACTCCCCGAAAGTCAGATCCTGAAGCAGTTCCCCCGGACCGTACAGCCTCACAAGCCCCGACCGGACCACCGGCATCGGATTCGCGACCGAATCAAACGTCAACGCAGCCGACTCCTCCGAGAACAGGAACCCCAGAAACTTCTCGCACATCCGATAGACATTCTCATCCCTGACAGAAGAAGAGCCATTGAATATGTCCGCGAACCATCCCTTGACAGTCCTCCGCACCCCAAGCAGCATCCACAAGACTCTCACATTGAAGTCCAACGGCGATTCCCCACGCCTAAGACACCTCTCGAAGATCCGGAATACCCCACGCACCTGCTCCGGAGTCATTTCTCTCCACGAACCAGGCACCTGTACGACCTTGCCGGTCTCGAAAACCTCAATCGTGTTCATCACTCGGTGGTAAAGAATTTGTTCCGCCTGTCATTCACAGGCAAAAGCTTAGGATCCGCCTTATCTTCGCTGATCAGAGCCGACAAATCCGTCAAAGCGTCCTTGACCTCACTTTTCAGATTGCCGACATACCAGTCAATCTCATCCATCGTGGCCACACGGTTGGACCTGTTGCCCTGATAGGTAGGGGAAAACCGCCTTGCGATCTCGACAGGGAACACCTCAAGGCTCCATCTCGTCCCCGCCACTATCACGGCGCTCAGTATGGCCGCCCTTCTGGCCAGCGAGAGCACCCTTTCGTCAGCCGAGCCGTCGGCTATGGAAGCCCACTTATCCCCCGCGAACGGTCCTATCACCGCCCTTTGCCGCTCGATCACAAGCGCCTGGAGCAGATAATAGACATAGTAGCTTCCATCGACGGGATAGACAGCCTCGAACTCCTGAATATTCCTGACAATGGATTCGCCCGTCATCGTCCTCTTGGCCGAAGTCTTCCAGTTCTCGTTGCCGGAAGTCTCCAAGTAGGTGTACAAAGCGTCCAGAGCCCTGAAATACCGCTCCCTCATCGCCCTGTCATCCCTGTCTATCTGCCATTCGTAAGGACTTCTCTCATTGTCATCGATCTTGACCTTCCGTCCGGTAGATTCGTGCGACACGGATGAAAGCTTGGCGTAACGCATCAACGCAAGACACGCCACCGGAAGCCTTACAGCTGCCACAAGCTCCGGCTTCTCATCCTCATCGTAAGCCTCCGCGGCCTCCTTGACCACATCCTGACTCACAAGCCGCGCCACCTCATCGGTGGCGAACCGGATTTCCGTCTCGATCAGCCTGAAAGGAGAAGAAGCGTACCATTGGCCGGTCAGATCCTCAAGTTCCTTGGAACCGTCCCGATTTCTGTTGAACAAATCCGTCATAATCACTGATTTTTAACCCTTGCCGATGAAGTCAAAGCGTCCTCCGCCTCCAACTGCTTGTGGAAGAACCCAAGTTTCAGCCCCTTTCCGGGGAAATTGAACGCTATCGCCTGGTTGACCGGCTCCAGAATCGTCTGCGATGCGATCTCCGTGTCCGAAAGCAGGAACAGCTTGAACGCATAGAGCAATTCAGAGCCGGAAGCCAGCTTGCCGTTCACCATCACGTTCGACAACGACGGATGCAGCCCCATTCCGGATGTGATCGCAGATGCCGAAGCCTCCGAGATCTTCAACTGAGCCTCCACAAAGTCCTTCATCTTCTGGTCTATCGCCTCCACGGACCAAGACACACGCCCCGCGCCGCTTTCAGACGGCATATCGAGCGAATAGAAGAACTTTCCAGCGTTCTCCTTGCCGCTGAGCACATCCTGCATCTGCATCAACAGATCCTCCGTAAGCCTGCTGATCTCGTTCTCCACCTTCGTGTCATCCCAAGTCGGATGCACCATCCGCAGACGGTCACGCCTTTCCTCCCAGTACTCCTTGGGAGCCTTCACCAGATAAGCAAGGTTGATTCCGTTGTCCGTCACGTACTTGAATATGGTCGGAATCTCCGAACCCTTGACAATCCAGCGCAACGCTCCCCAATACTGAGGCACAGCATAGAAATCCCTTGCGAATGAATATGTGTGGTTGTACGATGCCGACGCTCCGAACCGTCCTGGATTCTTCCTGTCATAGACCGGATAGACCCTTACGCCCGTCCCCACGCAGGAATGCTCGAAATCCCCGACAACAATGTGTTTCACGTCCTTGATCTCCCTGCTGTCCGTCCACTCCAGCCTTGCGTTCTTTGAAGGAATATGCTCAAGATAGGCTATCTTTGGCTCCCTGCCTATTCTCCGGCCTTTCTCCAGATACTTGGCATCGAAGAACCCTTTCAGATGCAGGTAATCGGTCATACACCCCTTGATGTAGCTAATATAGTCCCAGCTGTCCAGCCACGCCTGGATCTCCCTGTCCTCCTCCCAGTTATGCACGATGTTTCCTTCCTGGTAAGCCAGCCGGTTAAGGAACACGCCCTGCCCGTAGAGAAGCCCCATCTGCCTTTCAAGGATTCCCGGACCAAGATTGTTTTCGTCCAGGATGTCCCTTAGGTGCACAGGCAGATTGTTGTCGTGGCCGAACGGCACGATCTTCTGTCCGCAAATCGTCTGGGGCAACTGTTCCCAGTTCCTCTGTTGCGCCATCCAAAACACGGAGTCCAGACTGCTGTCCCTCCTGTTGGAAAGCGCGAAAGCCCGGCCATCGTTCAGCCGCAGAACGGATGTGTGGTCGGATATTTTTTCGATTCTGCTCATACGAGTATCAGTTTTTGTCCGTTGAATGTCATCAGAAGCGGTTGGTAGAAACGCCTCGGCTCTCCGGTCTCCAGATCCGTGTAGCCCTCGATGATGTCAGCGTTCTTGTTGTGCTCCTTGGTTTCCCTATGTCTCAGCACCCCGCGCCGGACATAGACGATCCCGTCGCTTGTGCCTTTCGTGGGGTTATAGCTCATAAACGAGAAGCTGAAGCTCCTGTCTTCCTCTGACAGTCGCCTCATCTCCGTCAATGCTTCATATACGTTCATATCACAAAGTTAGCCACCTCCCAAGACGATAAAAAGGACACCACGCCCAACCCGGAAACTACAGCCCAAGGCTCGGCTATTTCAGCCAAACGGGCTTGTTTTGTGAATATATTCCCGTCAAAATCAAGTGGTTCAAAGCCTTGCACCCCGCCGCGGCAAAAACGCACTTTTTCGGACGCAAAAGAGTCCGGGCCGCGCAACGGAAGAATCGCAATTGCGATTCCTTCCCGAGGGTGATATATGGCGCACGCCCCGCTCAGTCCTTGTTTTTCCCGACCGCACGAGGATCCGTCGCCGAGGACGGCAGCATCGTCTTGCCGCTGGCCACGCCTCTGAGTTGCTTGGTCATCACAAGATACTTGAATGAGTCTGATGGGTTGGTGGACTCCGTAGGCAGTTGCTCCACCGGTAACTTCTCGCTTTTCTTATCCTTGAACACAACCCCGTTCCTGACCACAGTCCTTGCCTTTTCCAATGACAGCTTCAGATGCTTGGCCGCATACGCGTCGATGCGAATCACCGGCAACCGTGGATTACGCTCACTCATTATCTCCTGCATAAATGAATATTCCTCCGGCTGCCCGATGTTGCCCTGGTTGATGGACATAAGCTGCACCGTCCACCCTGTACGGCGGCCGGATTCATCATATTCAATAGCCTTCTTTAACTTGCCGACCTGATCCTCACCCACGGACTTGTAGGAGTTGCCTGCACGGTCATAGTACAGCATCAGGGTCTTGCGCCTCACAGGTGCGAAGAAGGCGCGGAACTTCTCTCCAAGGTCAGGGACATATTCAGGCGCAAGAGTGTAGAGGAACTTCACAACACGCAGGCACGAGCGTCCCTTCTCGGTGTCATTCTGGGCAATGGACATCGAGCACATATTCCCGAAATCCACTCCTGCGATGAGCGGTTTGTCCAGATCGAGATATTTCAGCACCCTGCAATCCTCCTGATCAAGCAGTCCGAATCCATCGTAGGCTTCCTCATCCGTGCCATCATAATAGAAGTGGCGTTCACTCAAGGAGGTGTAGAAGCGGTCGCCTGATTCCAGGGACGGGCGCATAGAGAGGATGGCCGTGTTCAGATCAGGAAGCTTACCCGAGATGGCATCCCCGAACCACTGCTCTGTGAGGATGTCCACATTGATGTAGGATGATGCCAGCATGAAGAAAGTCCTGGCTTCCTTACGCATCCTAAGTTCAGTCCATCGGGCTTTCCACTGTTCGGCCACACGGCATTTGCTGCGATAGACGTTCAGGTCATCGGCACTGTGGGTCTTCAACCATTTGTCCTTGGCGGCGGCAGCCTCGTGCAGGCATTCGTTATAGACCAGGCCGGCTTTCAGCACAAGCACGATAGCCGGGATGTCCATATTGTGGGCATATTTCAGGATCCAGTCATATTCCCCGATGTGCGTGGTGTCCGGCATATCGGTGGTGAAACTGAATCCTCGGTAGAAGACACTGTGACCATATTCCTGCCTGTAGCCACGGACTGCCTTCAGCAGGTTGGAGATCTTGTCTTCCCGGAAATATTTCACCTCATCCCCGAAGCAGAACACGTAGGAGGCTCCGGCAAGGGTGGCCGGGCGGTCAAGGGAGCCGAACCGGATGTTGGTGCCGGTGTAGAAGATGATGGTGCGTTTGTAGGAGACCAGCTTGTTGAAAGGCTTCCAGAAATGGGGTTTCAGCCAGTCCGGGAGATCAGCCTTTTCCGCATCTGTAAAGGTGGGCGGCTCCTTCTCGATGACATAGTGGACACCCTCACGGAGTCCTTTTCGTTCCAGCCCCTCCAGAACAGAAGGGAGGATGTTGGCGTTCAGGTTCGTGAACGTGTCGGCCACCCAGACGACGGGCGCTCCTGGCATATCATAGATGACATCCAGCAGTCTTTCGGCCTGGATGTCGGTTGTCTTGGCTCCGCCACGCCCCACGACATTGAGGTTCTGACAGGCGCCGGCCAGCGACACGATCTGGGCGAAAGGGTTCTGGTACTGGACGGAGGCGGCTTGTGTGGATTCAGGTTTAACTCTCTTCCTTTGCATCCTCAAGGTATTTTACGATGTCGAGATCAACGATGCCTGCATCGGTCCTGAGCCGTCTCTTGACGGACTCCGGAGCGACCACGGTGTCAATCTGCCTTTCCAGCTCATCACGGTTGGCTGCCGGAAGTCCGATGGATTCTGGCGTTGCGGAAAGCAGGCGGAACATCGGCTGGTAGATTTCAGCCGGAAGCTTGGCCGGATCATCTTTGTCCAGCTGGAGGGCACGCGCCTTGTTGGCAAGGATGTCAGCGGCCACGGCATAGTCCTTCGATGTCTTGGCGGCGTCCCTCGCGGCGACATAGAGTGTGTCGAACTGATCCGCCATCTTGTTGCGCATCGCCTCCTTGGAGACCTTACGGTTGCAGAAGAAGAGCTCCACGGCTTCTGAATATATGTCCGCGGCCCGTTGGTAGGGAATGCCGAAAGGAGCGCTGGTCAGGAACTTGATAGTCCTCCTTTTGCCATACTGGCCGTCCAATGAATATATCAGCGTCAGCAGGTCGATGTAGATCTGTTCCTTGTCGGAAAGGTTGCCCTTTGATCCGGAAGCAATATATTCCTGAATCTTCTCGAACGCACCTTCTTTCTCGGCGCCGCCGAACAGATCCAGCTTTGAGATGGTGAAACTTTTGTCCCGGACGATGTCGCGGAACTGCTCGACGGAGTAGGCGTCGCCACCCATAGCTCCACGCACAACGGCAAGTTCGATCTTGGCCCTCTTCTCCAGCTGGCCGCGTTTGATGGCGTTGCTGATCCGCTGATCATATATCGTGACGGGATCAGCCAAGATGACATCCAATTGCCTTTCTGTGATGTCAAGGAATCCGGCCAGTTCGGCATCAGTCCAGCCGATGGCCGCAAGGGATGAAAGATCATCGAGAAGTTCGGTTGTCAGTTCCTTCATATTCTTTAATCATTCGGTTTATCTCATCGAGCGTAATCTTCAGGCGGGAAAGCCTTTCCTCTCTTGACACTTTCAGGTCAGGGCGGTCGCCTTTCTTGATTTCCCGCTCCGCGCGCCAGATGGAATCCTGGACATTGCGCCTTTTCCGGATTAGCTCGGTGATCGGCATTCGTCTCAGATTATCCAGTTTCTTTGTCAAGGCGAAAATCGGATGTTTGCCAAGAATCCGGTGATGCTCCTTGTAGTATTGAAATTCAGTGCGGGAAACTGAATTTTGATAAAAATTTCTTACCGTTTTTTCCGCGGCCTCGAAGCACTCTTCCGGGGTGGTGCATTTGAACAGATCCTCGTGGGCGTTGACATAGTTGTGCCACGATGTGATCATATCCGCGGCAAGGGCCTTCAGTGCGGTCGGGCAATCAGGTTCGGAGAGGAACGGCCAGTCTTCCCGGAACCGCCCGCCTTTCGTCAATGTCTGCGAGAACGGAACCTCTGTGGCGAACGGAAGCAAAGCTTTCTTCAGGAGGTGTGAATATTCCTTCGGCGCTTTCCTGACAAGAGCGTCGAGCCACTTGTTGGGCGCGTATATGCTCAAGAGCCGAAGTCCTTCAGTGACCTCGGCTCCCGAACATATCCATCTGTCAATCTCGTTACTCATTCAGCAGGTACTGGTCAATCAGATGTGTGATGGCCGCATAGCCTTGAGGAGTGGCGAACACGAACTTCTTGCGGACGAACGCCTCGATGACAAGATGTTCGCAAGGATTCGCGCGATAGACCGGAGTCACGATGTTGCCGAACCGGAATCCGGCCTCGATTGGTCTATGGAGATTCTTCTTGAAGTAGTCCTTCAGGAACTCCTCCGCTGTCTGGTTTTCCGCTGGAAGCGCGTCCACGAGTTTCTCCTTGGAGAACGGTTTCGGCAGCCTTTCGCTGAAAACCTTGTTGCCTTGAACGTCAAGGAACACAAGCGGTGTGGCCAGTTCTCCGATGGAAATCTTGGCGCAAGGAACGCAGTTGGCAGGAGCAAGGATGAAGTCATCAGCGACATTGTTGTCGGCGATGATTCCGGCAAGAATGTCACGGATGTCAGCGTCCGGTTCAACCGTGATGACAACAGGCTTGACACCTGTCATCTTCTCCCAGACTTTGGACAACTGGCCGTCCGTGCCCTCGTAGGCACAGACAACCAGATTCGTTCCGCCGCTTACAGGGTTGCCCGCAACCTTGCCTTCGACGGCTTTTGTGTCGATCTTAGACATCCGCTAAGCTCCTCCGGTCGCGCGTGTGGCGTCCTCGGCGATCTCCGGCATCTCTCCGGCATATTCACCGGCCAGGAACTTGTCCGGTAGTGCCTGCTTCCAGGTAAGAGTCCTCTTGGTCGCCTCACCGTCCATCTTGGTTTCAAGAGACAACCTGAGCGGGTTGCAGACACGTCCCATAATCTGAGGACGGCCAGCAGTTGTTCCGTCGCACTCCTGCACGATGGCGATCACGCCACGGTTCTTGAAGATCTCGATAAAATTCTTGATGGCCACTGAGTTGCCCGGGTGGTCGAACACGATACCGGTCTTGATTCCCTCGGCGTCCGGATCTCCGAAAAGTTCCTCGGTGACCTGAATCGTGGAAGCCGTGGCATAGATGGAGATTGCCTTTGCGCCGGTCTTCAATGTGAGGTCTCCAGTTACAACGCAGTTGCCAACCTCTCTTGCCGGTTCGCTGGCGACATCCTCCACATCTACGAGGATGATCTGTGATTTTCTGGTGGCGGCGCAACCAGCGCCGTCACCAGGTCTTGGAATTGATGATTTAACGTAAGCCATAATTCGTGGTTGTTATTTGGTTATGCACCGCCCTGACCTTGATCCGGGTTCGTCTCCGTGCCTTGATCCTTGGTGTTGTCCGCAGCTTTCTTTCCGTTCTCCCACTTCTCGGTGTCCGGAACATCGGAAACGATGCTCTCGACCGGAGTGTAGCCGTCCGGAACAGCGGCATAGACAGCCTCGGCGATCTTGAATCCCGTTGAGAGGGAATATTCACCGAACACCTTCACATCGTAGTTCTGCTCCTCAATCTTGACGATGCAGTTCTCCGCCTTTGAGAGGTCAACCAGCTCCACGAAGTTCTCCTTTGGAGTCGCGAAGATGATAGGGGAGTTGTACATTGACTTGAGAGGCACGAGATGGAAGTTCGTGAAACGGATGCTTCCGTCATTCTCGAATCCGGTGTACTTGCCGTTCACGGCGAAGTCAGCCCTCTTGTAGCGTGTCAGCAACTGCTCGGAGCAGTGGATGGTCACGATGTGGGCGAACAGTCCGGAGATGCTGTCCACGAAGCCGTCTATGTAGGCCAGAAGTTCGGAGTCGGACATCTGCATAGGATCGGCCGCCGCCTTGTAGTAGTTGATCTTGCAGTTCTCATCGGACTTGCCCTCCACAAGGATGGTCTCGAAACCGTCCATAGAGTTCTTGGCGGCCTTGCCCGCGTCACCGTCAGCGACAACGCCAGCATCGATGAACTTACCCTTTGCGATCATCGAGATGGTGATGTCATCCAGCACCTTAGGCAGGATGTGGTTCTCGATGATGTAGCGGGTGATAGGCATATCCGCCATAGTCTTGCCCTGCTCGTAGAGATAGAGCAGCCAGCTCTTGAGCACATCGGCCGGCTGGATCAGCACGTTCAGCTTGTGACGGCGATAAGGAATCCTGATCGGAGTGAACTTGGCCGCTCCCTTAGGAGTCCATTTCGGTGTGAACTGCTGTGAGACCTCGGACATAATGGCCGCGCTTGCGATGTAGTCCGTGTTGGACTGGATGCGGGTCATATGCTTGGCGTCATCGAATCCGTTGTAGATCCTCTTGTTAAGGAGCTCCAACTTCATCTTAGGAGGCATCGTCATCTTGAACTCGGCGTTGAGATCCGTGATGTCGATAGACGCGTCTTCCATCGCCGTGAAAGCGTAAGGATTGACGGAATCAAGGGCTTCCTTCACGATCTTGTTGTGTGCCGCCGCCATATTGATGGCAAAGACCTTGGCCTCCTTGGACGCAGGAACTGCCGTGGCAACCGGCTTAGGCTCCGGCTCGGAAGCCAATGAGACAACGTCCTTCTGAAGCTTCTTCACCTGCTCTTTAAGTGCCTTGGTGGCCTCATCTGTCTTGGCGGCCACGGCGGCGTTGAAAAGGGTCACGGCATCACCCTCCTCATCGAGGTTGATGCTTTCCAGTTTGTCGAGAAAGTCCTGGCCGTAGTTCTCCAGAACCTTCTGCCGCTCCTGATCGGAAAGGGAAACCTTGCCGTCCTTGACGTCAAGCTCGCTCTTGCCGAAGAGACGGGCCACAAGCCGGCCCATCTTGGAATTGTTGAGAGTTTTCTTATCCATTATGAAAAAGATTGGTTAAACGCTTGTGAGTGCGAAGACCGCCTCGATGGTCTCGGAAAGGGTCTTCTTGGCATCGGCCATATTCAGGCGCAACGCCTCAGCGGTGCCGAACATCGCGCCGCTCAGAACTCCTTTCACCTCTTTCTGAATATTCGGCCTTCCGGACACGACCGCATTCTGGAATTGCTCCACCAGCGGTTTGAGTTCGGCTTTGACAGCCTCGTAGTTTCCGGCCAAAGCTTCCCTATAGGCCCTGTTCTTCTCTGAGGACTCATCGGCGTAGATTACCAAAGTCCTTTCACCGGTGGTTGGGTTGGTGGCCGAATTGTCCACGAAGACTGCCATCGCTCCGATGGAGCCGACCTCTGAGAGGTCGTTGTCCATATAGATGGCGTCGCACTGTGAAGCCACCCAGTAGGCGGCAGAAGCGCAACAGTCGGCGTGGACATAGACCGGCTTTCCTTTGGATCGGGCGTAACCGATCGCCTCAAGCATCGGAGGAATGGCCGAACAGCTTCCGCCAGGGGAGTCTATGTCCAGGACGAGACCGATGACATTGTCGTCATCGGCCATCTCCCGGAGTTTGTTTGCTATGAACGTGGTTCCGTAACTTTCGCAGGTGTCGTACTTGGTCATTGTGCCGTGAAGCGGAACAATGGCGACACTCTTAGCTTTCCCGGCTTGTGCTCCGGAATCGGCCACGGTGGAGACCACCGCCGACTTCACCTCCATCTCAACCGGAGTCTTGCTGAGGAAAGCACGAGCGATAGGAAGCAGCTGCTCCGGATTGGAGACCAGCCACTTTCCCTGAACGATGTCCCTTGCCAGTTGGAATGTGTCTGCTTTCATCTTGTTAATCAATGTTTACGCAAAGATACCAGCGAGACACCCGTAAGGAAAGGACACGCTAAAAGACAGGGAATTGATACGAGCTGGACAGCTTCAAGGTGTTGGTTTCGTTGACCTCGAAGGCAAGAGGCAAGTCCTCGGTGCCGTAAGTCTCATCGTCCCCGTGGCAGAATCCTACCTTTAATATAAGGTTGTCCCTCATAATCTCCGAGGACTCCGAAAGCGTGGCGTTGATCTTGACGGTGGCCAGCCTTCCGGCATCCTCCGTCTTCTCTGACCGCTCGATGGTGGCGGTTCCTGGAACGAGCGCAAGTTTATGCCAGACTCCATCCTGTCTGTCAAGGCTCTGGGCCTGCAATGAGTCAATGATTCTGATCATCTTTCAATCCGTTTATGTTTATACTGCTGTTGATGTAATCCACCTTGTTGATAAGTTTCGTCACCAGTTTGTCCAGCGTCTGTTGCGATTGCCTGTAGATCCTCTTGTGCAGCGCGTCGAAGTAGTCGGTGCTGAACAATCCCCTCGACACGATGAACGCGGTGACTATGTCCTTCTTCTGGACTCCGAGCTCGTAGCCGGCAAGGTAGTACTGCTTGAACTCGATGTCAAAGAAGGCGTTGATCGCCATATTCAACGCCACCGTGCTGTACTTGTCATAATAAAGGAACTTATCCCTCATAGGAGCCGTGGCGATGTCGCTTGGCAACTCCAGATCCACGACCTTGTCGCCTTCCAGAGCCACCGGACCCTCCGCCACCTTGCAATGAGCCACGAGAAGCCTGCCTATGCTGTTTCGGGCATAGACTTTCAGAGGCCCGCCCGGACTGTCAGGCGGGAACAGGTAAGCCAGATAATCCGCCATCATCGGCGAATCCACTTTCAATTTGACATCGAGCATTTCACAGTTCATCAAATATTATAGCCACATTTTTCGCAAAAACAGCAACTACACCAACTACACTTGAAGCTATGTTTGATTTTCAATGAGTTAACCAAAAACGAGGTGTAGTTGACCCTCGAAAATGTGTAGTTAGTGTAGTTGGAGTCACCGCAAGTGTAGTTGAATGTAGTTGGAGTGTAGTTCTTCAACTACACCGCAACTACACCTTATTTCGTTAATATTCATTTATTTACTTCAAGTGTAGTTAGTGTAGTTAGTGTAGTTGGGGTTTTTCGTTTCCTCAGCAAAATAATTTTTCACTAATTTACGTAATTTATTGAAGAACTACAATAGATAACACATATAAACATTTGTTCTATTTAAAAGTATGTAAAAATAGTTATTTTACTTGTGCCAAATTTTGGCACAATCACTCCGATTTTCCTCATTTTCCCCATTTCCCCCGAAAATCACCCTCTTGATGAAAATCGTAAGCAAATCAACTCTATTTGCTTATGGTTTTCGCTTTGGTCCTTTGAAAACCCCATTCCACGCACTTCCCTCCAATAAAAATCGTAAGGGCGGACGAAGATTAACCCTCTTCATTGG